ATTATGTGGATGGGAGTTGTTGAAGACAACAAAGATCCATTGAAGCTAGGTAGGTTGAGAGTTCGTATCTTTGGATGGCACAATGGTTCCCCTAACGAAGTTGATGGTGAGCCTGGTGTTAAGACTGAAGACTTGCCATGGGCTCAAGTGATGCAGCCTGTTAACAGTGGACCTAATAGTGGTGTTGGTGGTCCTGTTACCGGTATTGTTCAAGGCACTTGGGTGATGGGTATGTTCTTAGATGGAGAGATTGCTCGTGAACCTATGGTGATGGGTTCTATTCCCGGTATCCCTACCGAACCTAATCCCAATATATCTACGGTAGATTTTGCTGGTAACTTTAGTGAACCCGTAGAAGGGTTCTATGATCCAGATGGCGTATATCCTTTACCTACTAGGATGGACGAACCTGATACTAATAGGCTTGCTCGTAACGATAATACAGCGATGGGTGATCCTAAAGACTATCCTCACCCACTAATTGATCGACGAAAGAATTCTGCTAGTGAGTATCAGAGCGCTCAAGGCTATGGTTTTGTTGAGCCATCGTTTGATAGCTGGAAGGACTTTAAGGCAAAGTATCCTGACAACAAGGTTTGGGAGACTAAGAGTGGCCATGTATTCGAGGTGGATGATACTCCCAAGTTCGAACGTATTCACATTGCTCATAAGAACGGTAGCTATATTGAGATGGGTGGTGCTGCTGGTCCTGGCAACCGTATTGATAAGGTAGCTGGAGACTGGATGTTACTAGCAGCTGATGCTATGGTAATGAACAGCATCGGTCCGCTCAGTATAACAGCACAGCATACAAACATAATGAGTCAGACTGTTAATCTCAAGACGGCAGGTGGTGTTACTATAACAGGGCCACTAAAGGTTGTTGGTGGTGCTACTTTTGAAGGTGGAGGTGCATTTAAGTCAGGAGCTACCGATACGTTTACTGCTGTGGGTGGTAGGGTCGTTACTGTAATGAACGGAATTATCACATCCGTCACTCCGGCATGAGGAATAATAATGGCTATTGAAAATAAATTATTAAAGATTGAAAGGGAGCTCCAAGAAGTCGTGCGTCTGTCCAACCTTGGGGCACAAACTCTCGTTAAGCTGGACCTCAACTATACGGACCTAATCATACGAGACAACAAAGGTGTAGAGCAAGCAAGGTATGAGAATGCAACTCGAGAAGATAGAAAGCGCGCTAATGAAGAGGCTTCGTTTTTAGATGAGGAAGCGAACCCAGAAGGTGCGCCTCATACTATCGAAGCAAAGTCCGCCATCACTTTTAAAGAAGACGGTACGCTAGACTTAGGTGAGGCTGCCTTTGGGGTAGAATTCCCCACTGCTGAAATTGAAGCGATGATATACGACATCGAATACTACACGGACTGTGAAAACATTAAACAGATGATCGAGGATCAGAAGCAGATACTGATCGATCAGATTGAATCAAAGGTGCCGGAGTTAGCAAACCTTTCTGAGATCAATGGCTTGATGAGCTTTCCGGGTAACCCGTTAAAGATTCTTAGCTGGGTTAGAAAGGTTGTTAGTAAGTTCTTTGGTCCATATACCCTTGCTATGATCGACCTTGCAATACAGTTGGCATTGTTTGCAAGTGCATTAGCAAGATTGGCCAGCGCTGTAGTCGTTGCGCAACAGAACTTGAAGCTATGCGCACAAGAGATAAAAGAGGATCTCGTTGATGACGTCCTAGAAAAAATTAACACGGAGATAGCAGGCACGGTTGAAACAATCGATAATGTATTGGATAAGATCGATGAAGCACAGAATGAGATTGGAAAAATTACAGGAAAGCAGCCTAACTTCTTACCGTCTAGTTTAGCAGGGGGTGTATCTGGGCTGGTTCAAAACCTAACCGATGAAGCACGGGCAGATATATTGGCGCGAGGAAATAGCGCATCTGGAATTCCCGTGCAGGATAGAACACCGCAGCAGGTACAGGACGTAGCTAATCTTGAACGCCAGAGAAGGCAAGATGAAGTCACCCGCACAGAGCTAATATCTAAGATGGACAATCACTTGGCCGGTGCTATTCCAGGATTGGATCTACCAGCTGCAAAGGCGTTGACGACGGGTGTGGTACCAAAACCAAGCTCGGTGTTAGCATTCAATGCCGATATTAACGAGGTCGTTGCAACACCGTTTGATCAAGACCCTAAGGCCCAGGATGATTTAGACGCAGCTACTGAAGCAATGAATGAGGCACTTGGCTTACCACCACTTGGCTCTGCAGTACCTGGTAATGTTGAAGTGGTTATCGATGGTGCTACATTTACTTTCCAGAACGGCATGTTGGTTCAAGCAACAGGTACTAACAGTGGTACCGGTACTGGCATTTCAACTAACAGTCAGACAAGCACATCTACCATGGCTGGGTTCGTTGGTGCAGAGTGGGACGGTACTGTACCAGCGCATGTTGAGCTGATAACAGGTCTAGACAGAGTGACTCCAGGCCCAGGCGGCCAGGGTCTCCCACATGGCGAAATGGGTCCATATGGAATTCCATCATTCTTGACCTATCCTACAATGAAGTGGTACATTCCAAATGACTTGAAAATAGTAAGTGGTAAATTTAGTGTGCGCAACGATCGTATATTTGGTAAAGGGAGTATAGTTTTTGGACAGCCTGCTGCAGCATATGATCTGTGGCGGGGCACATTGGGTACACAAGTTGTCCGATTCATATTTTGGCTAAGTGCGACACCTGGCGGTACGCCATTGACTAATGCATATGGCACACCGATTGTCAAGGGAAGTGGTGCGTCAGGTGAAGCAATCGATTTTATACAGGGATATGATTTATCTTTAATAAGACAAGATGATCGCGCACAGGGTCAGGGTCAGCTTGGTATTTCGGGAGGTTTGAGAACTGGGGACGCTACCCTACGTGTAAAAACACCCTTCTACGCAACTTCTTCGCAAGATGATAATAGCGTACTATTACCAATTGCAACTAAAACCTTCTTCTTCAATACAGCTCTTGTAAGCGATGCAGATGGAGCAACATATGTTGCGAATGGTACGATACCGGGATCATCCGATTTGGTGCAATGGGTACCAGACCCAGCACAGTTGAGCACTAATGATTACCAGCGATATGTCAGTCTAGCATCGCAACAGCATAGAATTATAGCAGGTGGTTCGATCCCGACCAACGCCGCAAATATAACGCTGACTGATTATCTCGCGGAGACGTTTATCCGTTACAGCACGAGCGCTAACACAATATACAACGGCACCGATATTACGATGGAGTCATTCATCGGTTCTACATGGAGTGGCAGCTATCCTAGTAACACGCAGCTTATTACTGGGTGGCAATATACAGATGGTACCAGTGTAGGTGCAAACACTAACATCGGGTTCGTTAGTCCAACCCCATTATTTCGCAACAAGGCACGTAAATACCCTATACCTACTAGTGGTAAGATATCGACCAGTGATTTTAGTGTTGGATGGGGCGGTGCTGATAGTACTGATTCAGACTTTGATTACACCTACTACTACGACCGTAATAACAGCTCTTTTGATATAACTTGGTCTGCCCCGGATGATAATTTATCGAGAGCGTGGTATGACCTAGACTTAATGCCTGTTGCATGGATGAGTGATACACCGGGCGGTAGTCCTAAAACATTAGTAGACGGTAGTACCGGTAAGGTAATTAAGCTTGAGCGCGCAGGTGCTACGTATAAAGCACAGCAGCTACTATCTACTACTGATTCGTTTGGCAGTGATAGAGCCACGTTACCGATCGTACAGAAAACATTCTTCTTAAACGTAGCGGTAGTATCAGCTAATACAGCAACTAGTCTAGTATCATCGGGCACCGCTCCTGTAGCTAACCAGTGTATATCATGGAGTGTTTCTGATCCTGCTATTGGATATACGGGTAGCGGCGATCAGCACCTAAAGATCGAGCTAAGCAATAGACCTACTGATCGTAGTGATAAAAAATTTGCAAAATAACCAAAGGAAAATAAAATGAGCACTAAAGATATGTTGGACACTCACATTGCAACTCTAGCTAGCGAGTATGAAAAATTCGAAGGCGGTAATAAGGCAGCGGGTACTAGAGCGCGTAAAGCTCTCAGTGAGATTGCAAAGTTGTGTAAACTTTTACGTCTAGAGATACAAGCTGCTAAGAACAGCGATAAATAGAACAAGCTATTGAGGATATCATATGGCGTCATCACCTCTGCTCAAGGATGTTGTCTATTCGGATGTCAGTATTACGTTTACTCCGCATCCTGTTAATGGACGGCTACCAACGCTTTTTAATGCAGAGGCGGTAAAGCGTGCACTTAAAAATTTGTTATTAACTAACTTTGGTGAGAAGTTATATGCACCTGAGTATGGAGGTAATATAAGGGCGCTACTTTTTGAGAACGTATACGATACAGCGTTTAACACAAAGTTACGTAAAAGAATAGAGGTTGCTATACGCAGTTACGAACCTAGGGTTCAAGTACACGATATATCTATTAATTTAAACAACGATGGTAACAGCTGCTTTATTGGTATTACTTTTAGTGTTGTCAATGAGCGCGACCAACAATCACTAACCCTATCGATAGAACGAGTACGGTAATGGCTAATACTTCTCCCATTGTAACTGACGTTGACTTTGATGCTATAAAAAGAAACCTGACTAACTTTTTGTCCGGACAAGCGCAATTCGAAGATTATGACTTTGCTAGTTCGGGTATGCAGGTGATTCTAGATCTACTTGCGTACAACACGTACCATAACTCAATCTATACTAACTTTGCTCACAATGAAATGTTTTTGGATAGCGCATTGGTGAGAGACAATGTAGTTTCCCATGCAAAGTTACTTGGATATACACCGGTGTCTAGTAGAGGTGCAGAGGCTACTATTAACATCAATGTCACTCCTCTAGGCTCTCCTGCTTCAGTACTGATACCCGCGAATACTAGATTTACTACTACGATTGATGGTATCGTATTCTCGTTCAATAGTAAAACCAGCACCACCTTCAATAGAAGTGATGCAGGGACGTATAGTGGCAATATTTTAATTCGTGAAGGAGACTATGCACAAGAGAGTTATGTAACTGGCCCTTCCACAAAGTACCTCCTTAATAACTTAGATGCAGATACCACTACTCTAAAGGTAGAGGTACAGGCTAGTGCATCCAACAACGCTATTACTAGCTATACACTCGCTGATAATCTAAAAAATATCACCGGGGATAGTACGGTATACTTTCTACAGGAAGAGAGAGGTGGTAAGTATGAGGTTTTATTTGGCGATGGCGTGTTTGGTAAGTCTCTGGTAAATGGTAATATCGTACGTTTAAAGTATAATGTGTGTAACGGGTTTATTCCAAACGGTGCTTCATCGTTTGATGGGCCAACATCGCTAGCGGGTAACAGTTCTTTTACTATTACAACAGTCAGTGCAGCCACAGGTGGTCAGTTTCAGGAAACAACCGAACAGATAAAATCTTCGGCGCCGAAGTTCTTTAACGTACAAGAGCGCGCGGTAACTAAAAATGATTACCGTACTATACTTCATAACAATGCTGCAGACCTACAGACTATTAGTGTTTGGGGTGGTGAAGAAAATAAGCCTCCTGTATATGGAAAAGTTTATGTTGCTGCTAAACCTCACGGTGCTCTTACTTTGTCGGAACAGAGAAAGAGTGAGTTGAAGGATATACTTCGAGAACGCAATGTAGTAACGATAGAGCCAGTATTTGTCGATCCGGAATATCTTTATGTGGTACCTGATATTAAAGTAAGATACGTTCCGACCGTTACTCAAAAAAGCGCGGGTACTATTTTGAATAATATCGATACAGTACTCGGTGCCTACAACAGCAGCGTGATTGGACAGTTCTCGAGATCGTTCTTTAAGTTTGCATTCCAACAAGCTATAAACTCAGTTGATAAAGCTATTATTAATATATCTGTTGGGTTGAATATGCAGCGAAGGTTTATTCCAGATACGTCGATTGTCCAAAAATACAAGGTGGCATTTAACAATGCTATCTTTAATCCTCATGCTGGTCACAAGTATGCTGTTAGCTCGTCTTCGTTCTTGTTTAATGGACAAACATGCTACTTTGATGATGATGGTGCAGGTAAGCTAAGGATCTATAGAATTAATCAAGGTATGCGTGTTTACGAGAGCGAGGATGTTGGATCTGTTAATTATGTGTTAGGAGAGGTAGAAATTAATCCTATTCAGTTTTCTACGTTTGCGGGAGACGCAATAAAGATTAATGCTATACCAAGCGAAGAATTTGTTAACGCTTTAAGGAACCAGATTATTTTATTAGCTGATGCTTCTATTACAGTTATAGATCAGTTGTCAGGTAAGACTGAGGCAGTTTCTAGATCGATTTCATCTACCAACTACGCTACATCATCTTCGGACACTGGTGTAGTTGCAACGTCATCAACGTACTAAATGTCTACTAATAACAAAACATCGGTACTCATAGAATCTCAGCTGCCAGAGTATCTGGCTGAGGATGGACCCAATTTAGTTGCGTTTCTCAAGGCGTACTATCAGTGGATGGAAACCAGTGGTCAGGTAACCGAAGTTTCTAAGAATATCTTTAACAGCAAAGATATTGACACTACTAATCTCAGCAAGTACTATCTTCATTTTCGTAGTATGCTTCTTCAGGATTTTCCAGAAGAGATAAGAGCGGATAAGAGACTAGTTACTAAACGCATCATTGATTTGTATCAAAGTAAGGGTACAGACCTCTCTTACAATCTTTTGTTTAGGATACTGTATGGCCAGGATGTACAACTTTTTAATCCAGGCGAATATATTCTAAGAGCTTCTGATGGGCGGTGGACTAAGAGAACTAACATTCAGTTAGGTGCTCCTTTTAGTGGTAACATAGAGAACATTGTTGGTAAAGTTGTTACTGGTCAAACGTCTGGTGCGAAAGGAACTGTAACAACCAGTGTCACAACATTTGAAATTGGGGTAGAAGTAAAGAAGCTAACAGTAAAAGATGTTACAGGAACATTCCTAGATTTTGAGCAAGTGCTATCCGATGACAATATTGGTGGTTTTGTTGTAAGATTAAACGGTCCTCTTGGTGATATCAAATTCGGAACTGTTACTGCTAGTGGAGGTAGTGGACATCAACTTGGAGATACTGTAAGATTTACTAGTAGCTCAGGTTCTGGTGCTAACGGTATAGTAATAAGCACCACCGATACGCCTTCTCCCGGAACTATTACTAGAATCAGAGTTCAAAATCAAGGTAGCGATTACAACGCTAACCAGCCAGTTACAGTTTCTAACCTTTCTAGAACAGGGACAACCAACGCATCTGGAGATCCAGTTGTTGTAGGTGCTGTTACAGAGAACGGAAGTTACATTGGTACCAAAGGGTTTTTGTCGTGGGATCAAAAATTACATGATAGCTATTACTATCAGGAATACAGCTACGTAATCAAGTCTCAGAAGGCTCTCAAAGTATACAGGGATATAGTTAGAGATGTACTTCATCCATCAGGTACTAGAATGTTTGGCCAGATGGATTTCAGTAATAACTTGGATGCAACAGGTCTTAGTGTAGAGTCTGTATTCTCAAGTAACCTGCTACGAGTTGTTTCTATATCTCCAAACACTGTGTTTGGTCTCACTACGGTTCTTGCACCGGAAATTGATATTGCTGATGGAATAGGACCAGACACTACAATAGGTTCACCATCAGTGCTAGTGGTAGCCAATGGGTTTATCTATATTGCTAACAACAATATTATATCGTCCTACTTGTCAACTCAGATATCTCAATTGTTGAGTCAGCCGGTTATTATAGGCACAGCAAAAGTTGTACAGGGCGATGGTGGATTCGACTTTACTACATTCTTGAATAGTGGTGCTACCGTTGAAATACAAGATATTATACCTGGTGGTACTGGCAACACGACCTATATAGTTAATACTGTATTCAGTAACACTACGTTTACTCTCAACACTGATTTTGTTGGATCTACTACATCCAATGCAATATTCAGATACACCTCATAACGTGGGTAAGTTAAAATATGCCTGAATTATTAAGTAAAAAGTTTAATGTGCATACAGCACAACAGTTCAAGGAGGGTTTCGATGAGTCAGATCCTTCCAACATGTATTTGTTTTATTCGCGTATTCAGCCGTGGGAAACCGAAACTAGTCCAGCTACGTTGACAGACACGTTGGTTACCGATCGTGAAACGTGGCGTGGGATGACAGCGCTTAAAAAAATATCTAACAACAACATTACACTTTCCGTAGATAAGAATGATTGGGTAGCCAATACTGTATATACTGAGTACAGCGATCGTAACCCTAATTTGGCTGATAGTAATTTTTTTGTAATCACCAGTAACAACGAGGTATACAAGTGTTTGTTTAATGCTAATAGTGCTAAGAGTACTATTATTCCGACAGGTAGATCTACTTCTGTAATTACGACCAGTGATGGGTATAAATGGAAATTTATGTATGATGTCTCTGATGCAGATATGAACCGGTTTGGAGGTTTAAATCATATTCCCGTAAAGACTCTTATAACTAATGATGGAAGTGCTCAGTTTCAAGTTCAGCAAGCAGCTGCTAATGGATCAGTACCAATCTATGAAGTAACTAATGGTGGTTCTGGTTATCTAGAAAATAAAGGAACAATAGTAGGTGTAACAAATACTACGGCAATTACTATTGCGAATACGGCAAGTGGTACTGACAGCGTATATAATGGATCAGCTTTGTATATCTCTAGTGGTGCTGGAGCTGGCCAACAGAGTATTGTTACTGCGTACAATGCTTCTTCTAAATTACTTACAGTAAACACAGCTTTTGCAGTTTCACCTAACACTTCTTCAACTTACCACATTGGACCTAGGATAAATATAGTGGGTGATGGTAATGGTGCAGAGGCGTATGCTAATGTTGTGTCCGGAGCTGTTTCTAAAATTACAGCTATTAACGAAGGGAGTAGTTACTCAAGGGCTAGAGTAGTAATTTCAGCTAACCCATCATTTGGTGCTAATGCAGCAGCGGTTACATACCTGCCAGATGTTGGGGGCCATGGAGCTGATCCAGTAAATGAGTTGTTTGGAAAAAATGTTACGCTTAATATTGAGGTAGAAGGAGCAGAAGGAGGTTTCTTCCCTGCCAATAATCAGTTTAGGGTTTATGGTATTATCAAAGACCCAACTGTGCTGAGTACTGGGAGCGTAGCTACGGACCTGAGATACAATCAAACATTAAGATTGGGTGTTAGCTCTGTAAGTGGAACTTTTGCTGAAGACGAGTTTGTGTCTGGTGGATCATCCGGTGCAAGGGGCAGAATAGTTTATTTTGCAAATAGCAACCTTGCTTCTACTGAGGGCACGTTGTTTTTAGCATATAGCTCTGGTTACTTTTCAAACAGTGAAACTGTAACCGCAAACTCAACTGGAATTACAGCTACAGTTACATCGATTACTAGACCAGACCTTACTCCTTTTAGTGGAAGGATCCTATTTACAGTTACACTACAACCCGTAGAGAGAGTAGACGCGCAAACAGAAAACTTCACGATTACTGCGAAGTTTTGATAAAGAGAAACAAACATGACTGCTAATAACAATCTAGTAACAAACTTTAACGTAGATCCTTACTACGATGACTTCGATGAAACTAAAAACTTTCATCGAATTCTCTATCGACCTGGATTTGCGGTTCAAGCTAGAGAGCTTATTCAACAGCAGACCATTCTTCAAAATCAAATCCATCGATTTGGTAATCATATTTTTAGAGATGGTTCAGAAGTATCGGGAACATCTGAATTCTTAGACCAAGTAGGTGTGTTTCGTTTAAAGGCGACTTACGGCGGTTCTACTATAGACGTTTCGTCTTTTGAAAACAAGTTTGCGCGCACCAGGGGTTCTGAAGAGCTGTATAAAGTTAAAAAAGCGGTACCTGCTGCGGGCGGAGATTTTGCTCACATTTACGTGCAGTACATCCAGCAGGCTAATACTACGTCTAATTCAATTGTTATTGAAAGTAGAGTATCTAATAATGAAGTTATTGACTTTAGCTCCTCTTTTGTAAATGCCAATAACGTGTTTACTTCCAATGCGGGAGCAGCTCAAATCCTGGCTACAGGAGACACGACAGTAGCAAAGAGGCCAGTAACTAGAGGATTCTTATATTCAGCTGATGAGTCGATACATTACCACAAAGGGCTATTCATTAGAGCTCCAAAACAAACTGTTGCCGTAGCAGCCAACATATCCCATACAATGAGTATTGGATATACTTCTACAGAGACACTGGTTACAGCTGATACCGATGGATCTCTTACTGATCCTGCTAGGGGTAGCTATAACTATTCTGCTCCCGGAGCCGATCGACTGAAGGTTGACCTTACGTTGACAGCAAAGATCCTCGATGATGTTGCGGCTCCACCTCTAACTTCTAACAACTATTTTGAGGTAGCTAGAGTACAGAACGGAAGATTTATTAGCAAGAGGTCTACTCCCGATTACAACATGCTTGGAGACGTTCTTGCTAAGAGGACGTTTGAGGAATCAGGCAACTACTCAGTAGAAGGTCTTAATCTAGTAGTTGCAAATACTGATTCTGCGTCTTCTAATCTTGCAGTAAGGTTTTCTCCTGGTACCGCTTATGTAAAAGGTTATCGAGTAAGGATCCCTAGCAACAGAGATATTCCTCTTCCAAAAGGAAGACAAAAAGATACAGTTACCGAACAAAATATTCAGGCTTTGTATGGTAATTATATTGTTGCAAACACTCTTGCTACAGGATTAATGGGTGTCAACGATAGGGTTGAACTCCATGACAACGAC